CCTTGGCCGGTGATGGCGCCCCGCTTTGCAGGACGCAGAAACGCAAAAGGCCCGCGCAGTGGCGGGCCTTCGGTTGTTCAGGTGGCGAGGATCAGGCTATGACGATCCGCTCGCCGTTTCGGTGGCAGGTGGCGCACAGAAACACGCGCATCCCGCCTTGCGGGCGCCCGTTCTTGATCACCATGCCGGCGCGGGTCTCGATCACCTCGCGGCCCGCGCAGCGCAGGCACTGCAGCATCTCGGGCGGCTTGTACGCCCGCAGGCGCTTGCGCACCCGCTCGACCGGAGTGTCCGGGGCGGGCGTGCCTTGGATGACCTGGAATTTCGGCATGGGGCGACCACTATACGCCCGCCCGCTTGAAAGCCGCCCCATTGCGCTCGCGCAACTGATCCAGCGTCAGCATCTCGCCGCGCCGGCTGTAGAGCTCGTCGAACGGCAGCTTGCCTTCGCGCATCAACGCCCCGCGGGTCGGGCCGACCACCTCATCCTGGCGGGCTGCCGACTGTTTCTGCAGCCATTGGCCATACGTGAGATCGGCCGGCAGAGCACCGTCCATGCTGGCGCGCGTCCCGACCGGGATCTCGCCAACGCCCGCGATGCCGGTGACTTCCTCGAACGACTTGAGCATCTGGACTGCCAGGCTGCGGCAGTTCCAATGCGAGCGGCCCGGACCTGACAGCCACGGCACCTTGTGCCCGATCGGCTTGTGCGTGTCCGGGGTGTAGAGCAGGCCATCCCGCACCCTGCACGTCGGGCTTGTGCGCAGATCGAGCTTTGCATGCCACTGGACCGACTTGATCAGATCCAGATTGGCCTCGATCATGCGGTCCTGTGCGACTGCCGCCACGTGCTGCACGGCGGTGCGCACCACGGCCTCGGCGTGGCGCCGGTCGATCTCGATCAGCCCGTCCGTGTAGCCTGCCGCCCGGGTGCCGCGCACCCGGCGCACGATCTGCTGCACCGACTCATTCTCGACGTACCCGATGCGCACCGCGTCCCGAATGCGGGTCATGCGCTGCGCCTCGATCCCTGACGCCCATTCGGACAGCAGCCGACCCTGGAACGGCCGGGACATCGCCGCGGCGTACACCTGCTCGGCGGTCGCAACCCCAGTGCCAAAGCTCAGCGGCACGCCGACCGAGGGCAAAAGCTGCTGCTGGTAGCCCCATTCGGCGGCCACGAACTCGCGCAGTTCGTTGGTCAGCGCACGTTCGAGCTGCAGGTAGGCCTGCGCGTGCATCGTGCGCACCGACATCAGCAAGGCTTCCAGGCGCTCGACCGTGAACGACTCGGCGTCCAGGTTGCCCAGCGCGGCGGTGAGCTGCGCGAACAGGTCCGCGTCAACTCGATTGAGCAGCGCCAGCATGCGCCGCACAACCCCGGTGCCGTACTGGTCCAGGTCAACCGCGTGGCTGATGGCCTCGGACACCAGTCGGTCGTTGACCGAGATCATGCGGCCGGCGGATCATCCGTCGACCCGTCCTCAGAGTGGGGCGGCACCGGTGGCTTGGGCGGCGAGTCAACGAGCATGCCCAGCGCCGGGCCCTGCTCTGCGATCCGCTCTTTCTCGGTCACAGAGTCGACTTCGGCCGCCAGCACGCCGCGGCGCTTCATTTCATCCAGCGTCGTGATGTCGGAGAGCTTGCCGGCCTGATTCATCTTGAATAGAAGCTCGGCGCTCGCCTCGGCCAGCGTTTGCGCGCCGTAGTCGTCGAACAGCGAGACATGCCCACCCTGCGGCAGGCGGACCCAGTCGGCCATGATCTGCAAAGCGGCATCAAATGCGTCCTCAGCCTGCGCGGCCATCGATTGCAGTGCCGACATGCCCACCGCGTTCTCGGTCGCTACCTGGGTCGCTGTGATGGCCCCGGGCTTGATCACCAGCAACTCGGCGCCTGACTGGCGCATCTGCTCTTCCAGCACGTTCAATTCCGAGCGGCCGATCCCGACAGCCTCGGCGGACCCCTGCGCGATCTCGATTGATGCGCCGACCGGCAGGCGCAGGAAGTAGTCAGATCCGACGGTAATCTTGTCCTCAACGTCGCCGCCCACGATGGCCGCAATGCGCACCCGGGCGAACCGAACCGACTTGTCCTGGTCGCTGGACTCGGACCAGTGCTTCGCGTTCAGGAACGCGACTTGCATCAGCGGCGGTTCGCCCAGCATGAAACCGGTGCGCTTGCCGTAGACGGGCACAAAAGGCACCGCGGGCAGGCTGGTTTCGCCCGCCTCATACGGCGCCCATCCGTCCTTCGTCTCGCGATAGGTCGCCCAGGCGCCAGGTGTGAGCACACGCACCTGTTTTACCGTTTCCGTGCCGAATTCGCCGTCCGGTTCGTCGACCGTCTCCATGATCCGCAACTGATCAATGCGCCATTTCCCGCTCGCGCGGCTGGCCCGCCAACCCAGGATCTGCTCGGCTTCGATCTGGATGAAGTACGGCCGCGCGCCCGCGTTGCGCTCATCGGCCAGCGTGCGAACGCCCTCAGCGCGCGGGTAGTCGACCAGGATGCCGGCGATGCCGGCGCCCAGTGCGTGCGCGAACGTGTCGCGACAGAACGCGTGCAGGTTGCGGCCCTGCAGATCGATATCCTCGGCCCACTCGACGATCACCGGCGGCACGTCGTCGCCCAGCGTCAGGGGCTGCGAGAACGGCTTGCTCGCCAGTGTCTCGACCGTGCGCGAGTAGGCCGGGAACAGCACCGCCTGACCCAGCCGCGACTTGTAGGACTCGTTGTCCTCGGCCGGCCAGATCGGCATGTATCGCTGCCCGGCCGCGCGCATCGCCCGCGTGCCGCCCATCAGCGCGCGCACCAGGGCGCGGTCTTCCGATTGGGCTGCTACTGCGGCGATTGGCGTGGCGACTGTCGACATGGCTCCGAATGCAAGAAGCCCGCGAGGCGATGGCCTGGCGGGCTGGGGGTGGGGGTTTGGGGTTAGAAGTGCAGCGGCGAAACGATGGTCTTGCGGCTTGCTACCGGGAACTCGGCCTCGACGTAGTAGCCCAGGCCGTCGCTGATGTGGGTCAGTGCTGGCGTGGCCTTTTTGTCGATCTCGCCAGACCCGCCGGCCAGGGTGCGCACGCCCTCGAGGTCTTTGACCACGTTCGGCGCTCGAGCGGGGTCGACCATCAGCCGGATGACGCCATCACCCGCCAGCAGGCGGGTATTCATCGCATTCACCCTGGATCGTTCCGCTGGATTGCTGGCCGGCACCCGAAACGACAGCCGATCGGTGAACACGGGCCGCAATTCGGCCTTGATCAGGTCCCAGTCGCTGCCCTGCACTTTGGCCGAGCCGCGCGATCCGCCCGTGGCGTCGCCATAGCAGCGCACCGGGCCTTGATGGTTCTTCCAGTCTTCGATCAGCTTGCGGCACACCGCCGGCGTGTTGCTGTTGCGCGGAATGTGCACCTCGCCAATCACACCTGTTCCGGTGACCGGCCGATCCAGCAGCATAGCGCCACCGGGGCCGCGTTCGTACTGGCCGGGCAGCGTCTGCTCCTGAACGACGGCGCACACGCCAGGCTCGACGTTGAAGTCGAAGCAGAAATTGAGCGGCGCCCGGTCGTTGTAGACCAGCGGCGCGCAGTGCGTCGCCTCCTGGAACGAGTAGTAGCACCGTCCCTCGAAGTTGACGAAGCTGGCCTCGTATTCCTGCTGGTAGACCAGCGGATCGAGTTGGCGGCGCGCGGCCTCGACTTCACCCGGGTCCAGGATGTCGGCCGACTTCCAGGTGAATCCGTCCCACTCGGGGTCGGTTGCGCCCCGCGCGTAGTGCCACAGGTCGTAGTAGTGATTCCGACCCTCTGGAACGCCGATCAGCCAGCACCAGCCGCGCCGGTCGGACAACGCCGGTCGGACGTTCTCGCCCCAGGCGCCCGGCTTCATGTTGGCGAACTCGTCCAGAATCCCGCCGTTCCACGGCCGGCCTTCGATCCGCTCGGGCTTGTCCATCCCGATCACCCAGATCTCGGCGCCGTTCACCAGGCGGATGACCAGGTCGCTCTCGCGCGTCTCGACCTTGAGCGCCGGCGGGATCATCGCCTTCAGGTCCGACCAGTAGATGGCCTTGGCCTGGTCGCGCGTTGGCGCCGCGGCGAAGAATCGCGGGTCGGCCCAGCCCTTGGCACCCAAGGACTCGATCACCAGTTTGCGCTTGGCGTTCTCGGTCTTGCCTGAGCGGCGCCCGGCCGGCACGACGCGAAATCGCGCCGGGCTTGCCATGAGGCGCGCTTGTTCAGCGTGCCAGCGGAGTGGATACAGGCGTGCTGGGGCTGCCATTGGCCGAGGATGCCGTTGTCGTCGCCATGGCCGCCGCAATCGCTTCTTGCGCAGCCTGGGCGGCTTCCTCGGGGGTCATCGCGCTGGACTCGAGCTGCTTCTCGCGCCACAGGTCCGGACGGCGGTTCTTCAGCCAGAAGATCATCGAGGTCGGGTCCGGCGGGTAGTGCTCAATGAACGGCACCTGTTCCACGCACTTGTCGACCACCATGATCTTGACCGACCGATGGCTGTACCCCTTGGCCCGCTGATACAGGCTGTCGGCGATCGTGGCATCGGCGAGCATCTTGCCGTCCTTTATGGCGGCCGAAAAATTTGGGCGTTCGCGCACCCACAGAGTGATGGTCGACTTGGCGACCTCGAAGAACCGGGCAATGTCTTCGTCGGTGGCCCCGAGAAGACAGAGCTTTCGCGCTTGCTCCGGGAACTCATCGCGGTACTTGGACGGTCGACCCCGTTGCCTGGCGCTGGCCTTACCGGCTGCGCGATCTTTCTGCG